TCTGATTGGAACGTGGGGTCCGTCCAATTCGGCAGTCTCCGCGATGAGGCGTTCTATCTTGTCGCCTTTGGCCCGGATCCTTTGAACGTCGATGATGTAGAAGACGCCGCCATCGAATGCCCCAAGCACTCCGACCGTCCAGTCGGGGTCAGGGTTGACATGGGAGGGTTCGGTTGCTGCGAGATCCCAAAAGCGACACCATGTTGGATCTACGAAATCTGGTAGGTCGGTCGGTTCGGTAACGATGAAATTTTCCCGATCGAACAGAGACCCCGTGGACACGGCCCACCAGTCGCCGTTTTCCAATCGCTGTCGCTCAATCGGATGCCGGGGTTGTCGTCTAGAAAACTGGGGACGAAGACGCGGTCGGGGTTCTCCGCACACTCCACGATAAATCGTTGCCTAACCCAGTTGGGTGCCGGGTTGGATGCACATCTCATCCGGAGAGGAACTTGTGCCAATTCTCCAGTGTTTGGTTTACGCAAGCGAGAGAACAGGTAGCGATAATCGAACTCTCGAATTTCGGTGACTTCATCCATTCCGATGAATTGGAACTCTGAAGACTTGTATCGAAGATAGTCATTTTGGTGATTTAAATATCCGAATGTGATTCGCGCCCCGGATGGAAATGTAGCGACGTAGGTGGAGCCGTTCCATCTGATGTCGTCGTGTTCTTTGATCCATGAAAGAAATCTGTCCATGAGTGCGCCGGGGAGTGCAAGGTCGGCGTATGTTCTGCGGAATAGGATGGCAGAGTAATTAGGAACGTCAACGAATTGGAGAGCAGCCATTAATAAAGCGGATGACTTGCCGCCGCCAGCGGCCCCACCGAATAATGCTTCAAGGTGGGATGAGCGTAAATACGTTTTTTGAGTTAGGGAAGGAGCCTCTGGACAGAACAACGGAGGTTTGGGTTGAAGGAACTCATAGATGGCTGACCAATCTGTCATTGTAGGTTACACTTTCCTTGGCGATCGTATGCTCAAAATATTAATCCATGTGGGGAGCGAATGTGTTGGACTTTAAATCCGTCTTCTCCCGATCCAATATTGCTCACGCCTGCATGTTATCTGCTGTAATACTATTGGGGGTAGGTCTCGGACAGTTAAACATCGGATTAGGGCTGGCTTCTATGGGTCTTAGTCTTGGTGTTTATGGATTTCTTCTAGGTGTTGAATAATTATGGTATGGAACTCTTCTAATAAAGCGATACAGAGCGAGGGCAAGAAGTCTATTTCAATTGGCGCGCCCATTGCTTATAACGCCGGGTTGGTTGGAAAGCCGTACTCCGACGGTTGGGATATCGAAAGGGCGTATCGCGAAGGTGTAGCCAAGGTCACTTGGGTGTATCGGGCGATTGATGCTATTTCAAGTAATCAGGCTCGCTTGCCGATGATGTTCCTTCGGGACAATTCTCCGTTCGGGGAGAGGGTGCCGCGAGAAGAAGAGAACACAGAACTAGCGAAGTTGTTGAATCAGAATTCCAACGCAGGGGAAAGCGCGTTCGCATTTCGTTATCGTGTTTCTGCTCAGTTGCTAATGAGTACACGAGGTGTGTTTATTGAAATTGTCCGTGGTCGTGGTGGTGCCCCTGTGGCGCTACATATTCTGCCGCCGCAGAGTACGGCCCCTATTCCAGATCAGAAGAAGTTCGTTGCAGCATTTGAAGTTGAATTACCGAATGGGAAAAAGCAGCGGCTGAATCCGAAAAATGTTATTTGGATCCGCCGTCCGCATCCGTTAGATCCTTATCTTTCGATGACTCCAATGGAGTCGGCGGGCGTTGCCATCGAAACTGAGACGTTGGCAAAATTATACAACAGGAACTTTTTGCTTAATGACGGTCGTCCCGGTGGACTGTTGGTTTTGAGGGGAATGATTGATGATGACGACAAACAGGAACTTCAAGCGCGGTTTAGGGGAAATCTTTCTAGGACTGGTGGAATCGGTGTTATTTCATCCGATGATGGAGCAGATTTCGTTGACACGGCAGCAAGTCCGCGAGAAGCGGCGTATGACTCCTTACGACAAATCACAAAAGAAGAAATCCTTGCATCGTTCGGAGTGCCAGAGTCAGTAATTGGAAATGCTGCTGGTCGAACATTTTCTAATGCGGCAGAAGAGGGGAGGGTCTTTTGGTCGGAAACCATGAATCCTCATTTGGAGTTGCTGTCTAGAGGGCTTGATGTGTTGGATGAGAAGTTCTATGTGACTTTTGATACTTCGTCTGTACCGGTTTTAGAAATAGCAAAGCAAGAGAAGGAACGTCATTTTCTAACTGAAGTCCAACAGGGATTGATAACGCCCAACGAGTATCGTGAGATGACAGGCAAACAAAAAGTGGATGCCTATCTTGCCGATTCAATGTTGGCTAGTCCCAACTTGGCTCCGATCGGGAACACCGAAGAGCCGATGCCGAAGGAGGAAACTTTCCCCGGCGGCGCACCGGGCGCTGGCATGGAACCGGGCGCTCCTCCACCAGAACCGGAGGCCGGTCCTGAGGGTGCCCCTCCTGAGGGTGGCGCTCCTCCAATTCCAGAACCGAATGAGGTTGCACAGCCAGAGTTGCAGCCGGGTGAATTCCCGATGCCCAAGGACAATTCAGAAGGTATGGAAGTCAAACATTTTGATTTCGCTGATGAATGGGAAACCAAGGCTGCTCAAGATGTGGATCGGTGGGAAGCAATTTTCAGCCGTGCGCTTGAACGTTATTTCCAACGTCAAGAGCGGGTAGTGACAGAGAAGGTCTCTGGGGCTAAGGCCAAGCGTTTGTTGAATTCTGGTGATTTGAATATCGACAACATTTTCGATAAGGATACTTGGAATAAGCAATTGCGTGAGGATCTAGGTCCGGTTATTGAAGGGGCCATGCTGGAAGCATCCGTTACGGCGCTTAAGTCATCAGATGAAGAATTGGATACCAAGGATGACGATGTTAGTGCATATGTGGAATCACAGTTGATTCGTGCGGAACATGTAAACGAAACAACTAAGAAAGAATTGGCAGCAGCGCTTTTGTTGGCGATGATGCTTATGGGAGATGACGGCGATGATGCGCCGACTTCGGCAAAAGTTGCTTTATTAGCGACGACTATTGGGGCGGTGTTTGCTGCCTTGCTTACGAAGAGGTTGCTTACCACCGCTGAAGTGGAGAGCAACGCCGCTTATAACGCTGGTTTGTATTTCGGTGGCCGACAGGCGGGGGCGACAACTGTGACTTGGTTTACTCGTAAGGATGCCAAGGTTCGTGCAGGTCATGCCTCTATCGAAAGTAAAACAGTTGAGATCGGGAAGAGTTTTAAGGATGGGGTTACTCTGAGGTTCCCCGGAGATCCGCTGGCTCCACCTCATTTGGTTATCAATTGTCGTTGCTTACTTAAATTGAGTGATTAATAGTTTACTTAAAGTAGTTTTAGTAAACCCTTCCTTGTCGTAGTTCATCTCAGTTGTAGACTCGTGATAGTTTTCTACGCGAGGTATCGACATGACTGCACTCACCTTCTCCGAAGAAGTTAACGATATTCAATTCAAGGCTCGCGCCGGGCAGACCAACATTGACAAGGCGCAGGGCATTGTTGAATGTTTTGTCGCTGCTATTGGCAACAAAGATTCCGTAGGCGACATCATTGTCCCCGGAGCGTTTGACGGTTCGTTGAAACGACGTAAGCCACGGGTCGTGTGGGGGCACAACTGGAATGAGCCGATTGGCAAAGTTTTAGACATAGTTGAAGTGAAACCTCGCGATCGACGCCTTCCGGAAAAGATGAGAAAAGCAGGCGTGGGCGGGCTGTACGCACGGGTTCAATTCAACATGAACTCCCAACGAGGCAAAGAGGCTTTTGCGAATGTTGCCTTCTTTGGGGAGGAGCAGGAGTGGAGCATCGGCTACAAAACGATCGATGCCGATTATGACCCTCAGCATCAGGCGAATGTCTTGAAAGAAGTTGAGTTGTATGAGGTCTCACCTGTACTCCACGGAGCGAACCAGTTAACGGGCACGTTGTCCGTTAAGGACAATGAGGCGTCAGAGTGTGGACGAGATGGGGAATTGTGTGCTGTAAAAGATTTTGTGGCGGTTGAGGAAAAGACTTTAGAAACAGAGGAAGAAGTTACAGGGTTGAAGAAACTTCTTGAGAAGGCAATCAATACTGCCTTTGATCAAGATGCAACTTTGTGGGATTTTGATGATGCCAAGGCTGTTGTAACCAAGAACGATGAAGCATGGGTGATTTCGTACACCTTCAACAAAGACGCGAATGAGTTTTTGTTTTCGCAACCCAAGGCGGCTGTGTTGGAAACGTTCGTTCGGGTTCTGGACGAAGAGACCAAAGGCGCTGATTGCGGCTGTGGCCCGACCGGCGGCGGTTGTAGTTGTGACGGGGTGAAGAGTGAAGGCGATGAAATGGAAGAGAAAGCCGGTCGTAAGATTTCTTCCATGAATGTTACGAAGATCACTCAGGTTATTGACACGCTTCAAAGCATTGTTTCTGAGGTTATGCCTTCTGAGGGACCACTTGAGCGTAAAGATCCGGAAGAAAAAGTATTGATGCCCGGATCGTATGAAGAATTTTCTGAGATTCTTCCATTTGAATGCAAAACGGAAGATGAAATTGCTGATGTTGTAGAAGCATTGGTTGGAGCAGGGGTGGCCGTGAGGTTCCCGACTCCTGAAGCGTTCGCTTCTGGTAATAAAACTTTAGAGGTTTTATTGCCGGGGAGTGAGGAAGCAAAAGTAAGCGTTGCCCTTGCTATGGGTAAGGCTTTGTCAAACATCGAATGGTTAAGCACCGAGCCTGCCCAATAGGAGTTAAAAAGATGGCTGAAGAAAACAACACCGACAAAGTTGAGACTGAAGACAAAACTCTTGAGGATCAACTCGCTGCCTTGGAAGAGGTCGCAGCCTCTTTAGAGGAGGACACAGAAATCAAATCAGATCATTCTGCTGAAGATTGTGAAGATGATGACTGTGAAGAGCATGGCACCAAGGACGCTTCTGGTGAAGACGCCCCTGCTGAGGACATGGAAGAGAAGGTTGCAGCAGCAGTCGAAGAAGTTCTTGCTGAGGGTGATACAGCCGATGAAAAGGCTATTACTCGTCAGCATCCTGTATCAACTGGCTACCCGTATGACCGGGTTGAAATGCAGCCGGGGGCACCTGAGTTCGATGAGGAGGAGGATGAAAAGAACGAGGTTCCCGCCAAGCGACGGGTTGTTGTTGTGGAAATGGATCCCTCAGAGATCACTGATGACATGAAGGCTTACGTCGTTGAAGTTCCGGATGGAGAAGATGAACCTCCTCCGTTCATTCCTGCCGATGAGGAGCCAAAGGCACATGTCCCGATTCCGGGTGACGAGGAAGAATCGCTGCCCCGTCCAACTGATGCGCCACCGCCCATGCGGGATGCGCCACCGCCCATGGGGGATCGGGATGCGCCACGGCCCATGCGAGCCGTACCTGCGGAGGTCGCACCGGATCCGTCTCCAATGAGGAATCCGTCTCCAATGACGCCTGTTGGTGCAGGGTTAGAGGCTCCTCCGTTCATTCCTAACGATGAGGACGATGATGGTAAGGGCTGGGGTAAAAAACCCGGCAAGAATCGTCTTGCACGTTTAATGGCTTTGGCCAATGGGGACGACCCGGATGAAGAAGAGGAAGACGAGAAGGTGACAGTGCCTTCCTACCCAACCGCAGTATTTGTTGGCAAAGAAGATGCCGAACCCATGACCGTTATGGATGCTTTGGATTCCGATGCTTTGGAAAATCGTTTGGCCCGATTGGACACAGACAGTAAATCTTTGGAAGGCGGTGGCTTTTTATGCGCCATCGAACGCAAGATTCTCA